AACCTCATATCCCTGTTTCATGTAAAATCCATAACGAGCATTAGCTTGTTTGCTAGCAGTCTTTCCTCGTAAATGTATATCTACAACTACGGGCTGTCTCTTGCCTTCTTTTTTGCGAATGACTCTACCAATTAGCTGTGTAAGTAAAGGGTCGTTATTTATCGGGGTGGCCAAAACTAAGCAACTCAGTACATCTAAAGATATTCCTTCTGAGAATATAGCCTGTGTACCATAGAGAATGTTTTTAGATGTTTTTACACTTTCCAAATACTCCTCTCTCTGCTCCTGTTCTAGCTCACCAGTTATGCATACAGCTGAATCACCACTCAATCTCGCACAAGTCTTTAGCAGAGACACTCGATCGCTTACTACCAGAACCTTATGACCTTTTGCTGCATAGCCAGATGCAATCATTGCAACACTATGTATATACTCCTCTTGAGAGACTAAGTGATTAATTCTATTTGCCCAAGGTGTACGACTTCCATCAAGAAAACGTACCTCAGATTTTATTATATGGATTATTGGAGGCATATAGTTTTCTCTAGGTGGTTTCATTACATGGTTTCCAAAATAATCTCTAAATACCACATGCTTACCATCTTTTCTTTCTAATGTTCCTGATAATCCAATTTTGTATCGACTATGCATTTTGTCGATAATTCTACTAAAAGTCGGACTAGATATGTGATGCATCTCATCTAATATAACTGTCCCGAACTCCTTTTTTATCTCATCTATTTTTCGATAAAGGCTTTGTATGTTTCCAATCACTATCGGACTATCAGTTTCAAACTTTCCACTTCCAATAATGCCTGGCGTTATTCCAAAGACTTTCTCTACTTCTTTTGCCCACTGATTTCTTAATGCAATTGTGTGGACAACTACTAATGTTTTCCTCTTTAGTTTTGAGGCAATAGCTAAACCTGTAAAAGTCTTTCCCCAGCTGACCCATGCGTTTATTATAGCATTGTCTTCTACCTCATCATATACCTTCTGTTGGGAAGGACGTAAGGTAAACGTAAACTCAGGAAAATCTATTTCCGTATTAACTCGTCTATCGATTACAGTATAATCATTTGGGATTAGATCCATTCTACCGCTCGGTATAGAAATCAATCCTCCTTTGATTAAGCCCATATTCTTGATTACGAAAGGAGGGTCTTGAGGATTTCTAGGAGGAATACTATATGTTAGCTCTTCATCTATCTTCTGTTTAAGATCTGCAGGAACTTCCATAAATATTCTGTTACCTATTATTGCTTTCATTATGCTGACTCTGAGCTACTATGCCATTGTACCAAAGAATATCGAATTCCTGCACGTACTTTTGTAACCTCATGCAAAAGCATAGAAGGAAATACAATTACCGTACCTTGATTTCTTAGTTCTTCAGGCATTATACAGGGGGATTTATCCCATCCTTTAAGTCTAAGATCGCCTCCACTATACTCGTCAGGGGCGCTAAGTTGTACACTAATAGATAATTTTCTATTAGCAAAGTTAAGTACATCTGAATCACAATGCTCTTTATAAAATGCGCCTGGCATATACTTCCCGAATTGTACCAATTCAGTACTCGCCAAATCGAAGTTCCATTCGGCAAAAGAGTTTGCTTTATGGATATAGTAACTAGTAATAGCATGTATTGGGCCTTCCTCAAAGAAACCCACTTCTGTTGTTCTGTACTTTGCATTTACAGTTTTATCGTCTTTGATTCCTGCAGTACTTAGCTCCAATTTATTTCCTTGTGCAATGATTGCTCTACACATCTCAGGAGAAATAGCAGAGTCCCACCACCAATAAGGGGTTTCTATAACACTTTTCATAGTTTAATCCATCTAACTATAGTATCTGCATCTATATCTTCCCATTTTTCAAAAGTACAGTTGTACATGAGAATCTTATCTGTATCGTCTCTCTGATTAAGGGTTGTGTTATTATGTATATGTTCTGGCATCAATGTAGCCTCGAATTCGTTTTCTTTATTAGAATTCAAACTACGATAAGTTACCAAGCATAAGCCCTTTTTTAAATCTTCTATTAAATCTTTCGCCATGTGTCTTTTTTCCTTTTTGTACTAAACTCCCACAGTTCCCAAGGGAGTCCGTTTCGATATAGTATTCCTGCCCAGGTATCTTCTAGTCTGGGCGGTCTTTTACATACAAATGGAAAAGGAATATTTAAACACCATACTAGTGCGGCGTTTCCTTTGCCATCAATTCTGCCTATTTTATGATATTTAATAGGACTTGTTTTTGTTTTTTCTAAGAAGAAGTATTTACCATTACTATCAATATAATTGCTACCCCTATGTCTTATAAGATCGGGTATGTTATCAATCATATACTTTAGTGGGTATATACTTTTCATAGGGGTCTGAAGCCTACGCATGGCAAGATTCTCACCACGCATATTCTTATCATCTATAATTTGGTCTTCTGCTATTAAAAGGCCATCTATCAGCTCTACGTTGTCTGTGTTTAAAACATAGACAGGAAACTGAATATTATCATAGACCATACTTAGCTTCAAACTTACCAAAGGAGTAGTCATCACCAATATCAAAATCGCAACCGATTGGACAGTCAGCAATACTTAATCCTCTATCTTTTTGTACATTTCTTATAAGAATCTCACAGTATTCTTCTACTGCATCTTCTTGTACTTCCGCTAATATTGAGTCATGTACTAACGCAAATATCTTCGCAGGTATTTTCTTTTCTAACACTTCGTTGTGGGCGTCAATCGCTCCTAGCAAGTTTACGTCTGAAGCTACAGACTGGACTAAGAAATTTAGTCCTGACCTTACCTCATGTGATGCAACTCCTTTGTCTTTCGAGGCAACATTTGGTAGTCTTCTTTTTCTTCCAAAGAAACTATAAATAAAGCCATTATCACGAATAAAGTTTTGAGAGTTATCAATCCACTTACGTAGTGCTGAAAACTGTTTAAAGTAGTCATCTATAACCTCTTTTGCTTCTCGAACAGTGAATTCTGTACCACTGTCTTTTGTTACTTGCCAACTGATCTTCTGAGGACCAGCACCATACATTATACCGAAGGTAACAGCTTTCGCAGCTTGTCTCTCCATAGGGTATAGTTCTGCTACTTTATCTGCTTCACAAGGCAATCCGAATACTAACTTAGCAATATTACTATGGAAGTTTCCTCCACTTCTAAATACGTCTTTTAGATTCTCGTCCTTGGCTAGCACAGCAGCACAATATACTTCTGCAGTTGTTAAGTCCATTGCAACTATTTTGTTGCCGGGCTTAGCTTTCATACAACCCTTAACAATAGGATTGTCACGAGGCAACTGCTGCATGTTCAGTTTACCGCTAGATGATAGGCGACCAGATGTAGTCCCATGAATATTAAAGTTTGTCCTTAATCTTCCATCTCTATCTAGTGCGGGTATAATTTTATCAATATAAGTTGTTTTTATTTTTACATTCTGTCTAACATTCAGAATGAGTTGGGGAACTGGGTGTTCTTCTGCAAGATTACCTAAGCTCTCTGCATCTGTACTTTCTGCACCAGTTCCTGTCTTTTTGCCTGTAGGTGCTAATCCGATATAATCAAATAGCAACTCTCTTAATTGTTTTGTTGAGTTAGGGTTGAAGTCACCTGTAGCTTGTTTGTAAGCTTGAACTTCTTTGTATTCATCTAACTTCTGAGCAGCATCCTCTATGACATCAGCCATAAGAGTTTGTGAACTTACCAATCTCTGTCTGTCAAATGGTACTCCATTGTTCTCAGCATCAATAAGAAATCTACATCCAGGCTTCAATATATTCTCATAGACCCATGTAAGTTTTTTATTGGTGTCTAGAGCTTTCTTGAATTTTCCATGTAGAATAAATGTACAGACTGCATCCATTGCTGCGTATGTTTTCATCACATCAAAAGGAATCATATCCCATGTGAAGTCTGCTTTTAGTATGCCGTTAGACCTTCTAAAGTTATCTATCCAGTCATACATTGGCTTCTCGTAGTCTCCATACTTAGTATGTTTGAGAGACAATTGTTTTAGTCCATGAGTTCCTGGGTTCTCATCAAGTAAATAATGTTGAAGCATTGTATCTTCAAACCTAGGGAATTTGAACTTGAAATGATACTCAAACCATGATATATCAAATTTACCATTATGAAATACTACTATCTTCTTATCAAATACTTGCTGTAAAAGAGCTTCACAAGTTGCGTCAATACAGTCACAATTTATGTAGGCTCCCTTCTCTCCATCATAACTCAAGCTAATGCCAATCATGTGTCCATCTCTAGGGTATAGTCCAGTAGTCTCTGAGTCAAGTGCAACATATTCACTTTCACAATCTCTTGCTTCTATAATAAATCTACTTGCTTCTCTACTATCTGTTATACCGAATGCCATGCTTTCGTCTATCTCTACTACTTTGAGTTGTCCAGAGATATACTGCTGTATATTACTCTTAGAGTCATCCCATAACTTCTTAACTTCAGGCTTGAACGCTATCATGGCTGGGTTGATAACAGGAATAAACTTTTTGTCTACTACTTTACCACTATATTCCATAATAGAAGTTACGTTTGTATAGAACTTTAGACACTCTGAGCCAACTAGAATAATCCAGTCATAGCTATCTATATCCATTTCTATATCAACGTCTTTCTTTAATACTTTTTTCAAGCTTGGGTCAGAAGATAATGAGTATCTATCGAACTCAAATGAATTATCGAAGTGACCTACAAAGTCAGTCCTCGATGGTTTTGCTTCTACTAATGCTACCTTAGCCATATAATCTCCTTTTTAGTCTGACAACTCCTTCTCTTGTAAAGTTGCCAGGATCGTTTCCTTGTTTTAATTTAATTGTTTGGTGTCCTAGACCTAGCGTTTCACATATACCTTCTACTTTGGTAGCTGCGACTTGACCTGCTTCGTCTCCATCGAACATAATATCCACTCCTGTTGCTCCTTGCATCTTAAGAATAGATAGTTTAACCCAATCTACAGACTGTGTGCCGAAGCAACAAACTGCATTTTTTAATCCTTTGTCCCATAGGTTAAGAGCATCAAATATACCCTCAACCAATATAATTCTGTTTTGTATCATTTCAGGTTTTGCAGGACATAATGGTAACTTTAATCCTGGTGGATAAAGATGATACTTTGGCCTTGTTGGATCGTCTCTTAGTAATCTGCCTATTAATCCAACTGTCTTTCCTGTTATGTCTCGAATAGGGAATATAACTCTGCCTGCAAAGTTGCCCCCATCCTCCCAAGTAAATGCACTCCATATTTTCAATGTGTTTGCACTAATGTTTCTTAGAGTCCCATCATACATTATAGCTCCTGCAGGTAATGTAATACCTACTGAAGATGCTTTCTTCTCTGCAATCTTTTCTTTTAGCATATGTCTCTTGACTTCTAAAGGTGATTGGGGTGCACCAAAGAAAGTAAACACATTACCTTTGAATCCGCACGAGAAACAATGATACATTCCTGTAACTTTGTCAACTCTCATACTTGGGTTGCTATCATCATGTTCTGGATTTAAGCATTTTATAACTGCGTCTTTTCCAGAGATTACATAATCTACTCCCTTGTCATCTAATAATCTTACTGCTTCCATTAGTGTATGTTATCTCCGTTGTACTCTAGCTCTATCTCTGCTTCGTATATCAACCTAAATTCCTCTAGTGATGGTATATCCATTTGATAGTTTCCAAAGATTTGATTGTTTTCGTGTAGACTTCTTACATAAAGTATGTAAGCTGTCTGTAGTTGTTTTTCTGTATATAATATCATGATATTATTAAATTACTTCCTCCGTCCCATTTATGCCAATTTACTGGCAAAGTATATCCTTTAATTTTAGAAAAGTATTCTTGATTATCTACTTGCTCAAAGTTAAGTTGATATGTAATCAACAAACCATCTAGTCTAAGACGATCAAATACTGCATCTCTAAATTCAACTGG